TAGCACCATTTAGAAGAGGTAAAATAAGTTTAGAAAAAGCGAACCTAAAAGACGGACAACCTGAAAGCTACCAAATAACATTCTACGGAGACATTAGAACGCTTAAAGACGCGTTTGGTGAAGACAAACTTGCAAACTTAGATTTAAGTTCCTTAGAATTCGCGTATACAGGTGCAGAAATATTAGACAGAATTACGGACTTGACTACGGATTACGATGTACGTTACCCTTTAATTGCAAACACAAGGTTATGGACTTACCACCACGGAAGCGAAGACGTTAGTACAACCGCACACGCAATACAATACAACGAGTTGTTCCCTGCTGTAAAAGTAGATAGGATATTTCAAGCTATTGCAAATGATTACGGAGTTACGTTTACAGGAACTTTTTTACAAGACCCTAAATTTACTAACGTATTTTTAGTGGGCAAAAACACGAATGAATATCAATTCTTAACTGAAACTAAAAAAGTAGACATTGACCAAGTTATAGCAACGTTGGTAACACCACCAAATACTTATGACCCTTCAAACTACGTAAACATTTACACAAGCGAAATAACTACACAAGAATTAATAGGTGTTTTATTTCACACTATTACATTTCAAATAACTAATTTATCCGTAGCTGGAACGTGGTACATTGAAGTCTTCCAAAATGGAAACTACTACCAAACTATTCAAGGCGATACTACAGGAACTTTCGGTAATATTACAATACAAAATACAAGTGGTTTAAACGATGTCTTTACTTTTCAAATGAAGGCTTCTACGAGTATGGATATTGATATGTTAATAGAGTACTCAATTACCGATGCTAACGCCATAACGAACTACGCTCAAATGAGTACGGTTACAACTTCATTAACAGGAAACGTAAGCCTTAATCAAACTTTACCTGATATGAAAATAGCGGACTTTTTTGCTGGTGTTTTAAAAGAGTTTAACGCAACGTGTGTAGGTGTAGCAGAAAACGAATTTGAAATTCTACCATTAGACGAATGGTATGCTAAAGGCGCTATAGTTGACGTAACTAAATATACTGACTTAGAATCAAAAGACGTAGAACGTATTAAGCTATATAAAAAGATTGCATTTAAATACCAAGACTCTGAAAGCTTCGTAAATAAAAACTACTTTAAAATCACGAACCAAAATTATGGTAATGTAGAATACCAATACGCTTACGATGGTGACGAATACGTAATAGAATCGCCTTTTGAGAATTTGTTATTTACAAGGTCTACGGATAACAACGGAGACTACGCAATTTTCGGTTATTTCTTAAACGAAAGTTACAACGCATACACACCAAAACCTACGCTACTTTATTTGTATGGCGAAAGCGATGTTTTACCGCACGATATTAAATTTTATAACGGAAGTGGTCACGACAATATTTCAAGTTACGCTTTATTTGGTCAAGACTTTACTTACCAAAACACGAAATTTAGTTTAAACTTTGGTGCAGACAATTCTATAATACACAACGAGACAATTCAAAACGGATTATTTGCAACGTATTATTTTCCGTATTTAACTAACTTATTCAACTTAAAGAATAGATTAATTTACGTAAAGACGAATTTACCTATTTCACTTCTAACAGGACTTAAACTAAACGACAGACTAATAATAAGAGACAAACGCTATATTATAAACGAAATGAAGTCTAACCTAACAACAGGAGACGTAGAATTTTCGCTTTATTTAGACTTTAGACCAGTTGCAGGTGGATTGCTTAACGGAGGTAAACCAATTTCATTAGATGGAAGCGCACAATGTATTGACGTAAGAGTAGATTTACCAAATGGCGCACTACAAGCTGACTTAACTTGTGCTACTGCAGGAGTTACCATAACACCAAGTACAATAAATGCTGACAGCGTAGTAGAAATTTGCGTTCCTGCCAACGCTAACCCACGAACTAAGTTAATTACAGAAGAGTCTTTTGACTTTATAACTGAAGAATTTGAGAATATGATTACCGAAGAAAGCGCTACGCTTGTAATTACGGTTGTAATTACGTACACGTTTTCTGATGGCACACAAGCAAGTAACCTAATAATATTACAGCCGTGATAAAAAACATAATAGCAATGCTACAAATAGACGAATTCTACGGAGAATCGCAAAACATTCAAATAGCAAAAGGTTTGTATTCTATTCCTGAAGATATGAAAGGAATGTGGCAACTTGAAAAAAGACGAAGAACTATAAAACTACAAAAGCGAGATGGCAGAAACAAGAACAATTAACTTAGAAATTAAAGACAATGTAAAGTCTTTAAAAACGCAATATAGGGAAGCTATCCAAGAAGTTCAAACGTTAGCTGACACTTATGGAGCTACGTCAAGAGAAGCTGCTGAAGCTGCAAAACGTGCAGCGGAACTAAAAGACCGTATTGAAGAATCAAAGAGTTTAACGGATGCCTTTAACCCTGACGCTAAGTTTAACGCGTTAAGTGGTTCTATCGGTGGTGTGTTAAATGGATTCCAAGCCTATGAAGGCGCATTAGGATTGATAGGTAGTGAAAGTGAAGCGTTACAAGAAACCTTATTGAAAGTGCAAAGTGCTATGGCTTTGTCACAAGGTATTCAAGGCGCACTTGAAGCTAAGGATGCCTTCGTAAACTTAACTTCAGTTGTTAAGAATTCTTTTAGTGCTATGACTACAGCGAGTAAATTATTTGCTGTAACAGGTATTGGTGCAGTTGTTACAGGAGTTGCTTATTTAATGGGTGCTTTTGACGATACTACAAATTCGGTTAAAAATTATGCTTCAGCACAAAAGACGTCTAACGATATTCAACAACAAGCAATAGAAGATTCTGCTAAAGAATTAAGCGCTTTAAATAAATTGCAAACGCAAATTAACGATGAAACATTAACACGCGAACAAAAGAATTTAGCTGTTAAAAAATTACAAGACGCTTATCCTGATTTGCTTAAAAACGTAAATGCTGAAAAATTATCAATAGGGGAGTTAAACAAAGCTGTAGCATTAAATATAAAATTAGCAGAAGCAAGAGCAAGAGTAAACGCAGCAGAATCGCTTAGGGCTTCTAAATACCAAGAAATATTAAAAGAGGAACTTCTTATACAACAATTCAAACAAAATTTAATAAACAATACAAATGAAGGTTCTATAAGATTGATTAATGAACAAATAAGCAGAACTCAAAGAGTAATAAATGGATATAAAGAAGAAATTAAAGCAATAGACGGAATAACAAAAGCTGACGAAGCATTACTTGCAAAAGTAGAAGAACAAACAAAAGTCTATCAAACAGAAACACCTAAAGTAATAAAGCAAGTTAAAGAACGCGCTGATTACACTATTCAAGTTGAGAAAGAACAAATAGACGCAATGGAAGACGGAATGCAAAAACGAATTGCATTGTTAGAATTCCAACAAAAAGAAGAACTTGCAGGAATAGATAAGAACGGAAAGAAAGCAGGCGAATTAAAGAAAGCTATTGAAGACCGATACAATAAAGAAATAGAAAAAGTTAAATATGAATTCAGAGACAGGAGCGATAGAGACGATGAAATAAATTTAGAAACAAAGTCTGCTACTCGTATTACTATTGAAAAGGCAACTAAAGACGAATTGCTTACTATTCAACAAGATTTAATTAATAAACAAAACGCACTTAATGAAGCAGCAGATGCGGCTGAAAAAGAACGAATAAAAAAACTAAACGAATTTAGAGTTCAGGCAGTAAAAGACGGATTACAAACTATTTCAAACTTAGCGGAACTATTTGCGGGTAAAAGTGAAAGACAACAAAAGAGAGCATTCCAAGTTCAGAAAGCTGTAAACATAGCAAACGCGGTAATAGACACATATAAAGCAGCTAACACGGCTTTAGCAAGTTCACCACCGCCATTTAACTATATTGCTATGGCAGCAGCTATAACGGCAGGTTTAGTAAACGTAAAAAAGATTGCTTCACAACAATTTCAAAGTTCGTCTTCGAGTAGTGGTGGTGGTGGTACACCGAGCGCACCTGATGTTACTTCTGCAGCACCGCAGTTTAACACAATAGGTTCAAGTGGAATAAATCAGTTAGCGCAATTACAACAGCAACCAGTACAAGCGTATGTAGTAAGCGGTGAAGTTACAAGCGCACAAGCGTTAGATAGAAATAGGGTACAAAATGCAACTTTATAAGTTATAGAATTATGAATATTATTGAACTAATAATAGACGAAAAAGACGAGCAAAGCGGAATAGATGCTGTAAGCGTTGTTAAGTCTCCCGCTATCGAAGAAAACTTTGTAGCATTAAACAAACACGAAATAGCATTAAAAGAAGTTAACGAGGAGAAGCGTTTACTTATGGGTGCTGCTTTAATTCCTAACAAACAAATATACCGACATAACGGAAAAGACGAATACTACATTTTCTTTAGTGAAAAGACAGTACGTAAAGCAAGTGAGTTATTCTTAATGCGTGGCAATCAAAACAACGCTACCTACGAACATAAGCAAGAATTAAACGGAATGTCTGTAGTAGAAAGTTGGATTATAGAAGACGAAAAGACGGATAAAAGCCGATTATATGGTTTTGATTTACCAATAGGAACTTGGATGATTTCAATGAAGGTAAACAACGAAGACGTGTGGAAAGATGTTAAAGAAGGCAAAGTTAAAGGCTTTTCAATCGAAGGTTATTTTGCTGACAAATACGAAATGAGTTTAGAAGAAAAGAAGAAAAACGAAATAATAAATAAACTAAAAGAGTTATTAAAATGAAAGAGCAAATATTAAATGAGATTGCCGAAAAGGTAATGGTTGAATTAGCTAAACACAATGTAGAATTGTCTTTAGTTGACGACTTAAAATCTATAGCTGATAAAATTAAAGCTGAAAGTAGTGAAGCAAATAAAATGAAAGCTGATGCTCAAAAAGTAAAAAAAATGTTTGACGATGCTTCTAACTTAAAATTGCAATTACAAAAAACATACGAAAACAATAGAAATAAATACGCTGCTCAATTAAAAGAAAACAATGCGGTGTTTAATAAAATAAAAACACAAGCTAAAGAATTAGGAATTTCTATTGACACCTTACCAGTTTACAAAGACTATTTAGCTTCTTCTAAATTATTAAGCGACATAACAGACGCTAATCAATCTAATTGGGAATTAATTTCTAAATATTAAATATAACCTTGAAAAAGCAAACTAACGTAAATGCGTTCCTTAGGAAAACACGAAAGAAAAGACCTAAGCAGCACTCTAAAAGTTCAAAGCTAAAAACAAGTAAAAGATACGTTAAACTAAATAGAGGTCAAGGATAAACTTAAAACACAATATAATGAAAGAACAAATAATTAAAGAAATTACTGAGAAAGTAATGGTTAAGTTAGCAAAACACGAAGTAGAGTTAGCTTCGATTAAAGATTTACAAGAAGCTACTAAAATATTACAAGGTTCAGAAAGTTCAGCTGATAAAGTAGCAAACGTATTTGAACAAAAAGTAGCAGAAGCAAATAAAGCATATACTGCTCTTATGAATGAAAGAAATGCTATTTACAAGTGGGTTAACAATGAAGCACCTGCAAGACTTGCTGATTTTGAAAAGGCTGCAAAACAATTAGGATTAGAAATCAATAATGTACCTGAAGTAGTCGCATTAAGAAAAGAAATCCAAAATGGAAAAGAATTAGTTAAAGCTCTTGACGATTACAAGAAGCCGAATGATGTTTTTTAAGTAAATAATTCTTGACTTCTAAATAGTAATTAATTGAAGGGTCTTCGATATTTACAAATGATATTAATTCTTGAATACAAAACATAGCACATTTTATAACTTCAACATCCGTACTTTTTTTGCCTAAAATACGAGAATACTCATACAAAAGTTTATAAGCATATTGTTTAGGTTTCATAATGTCAATTTTTACACAAATATATAAAATAATGAAAGATAAATTCAAAACACCAAGTAAAACAAGTCCTAAAGGAGGAAAACGTGGGTGTATATGTAAAGACGGAACTTACAACTCAAAGTGCTGTGACGGAAGCTTACAAGCGCAAGGGATAGGAAGCACGGTAAACCAAGTAACGAGTAGTGTCACAAACACGAATGAAACAAGAACTATAACAAGTTCAAACGGATAAAAACGCAACAAGTAATAAATAAATAAGTTAATAAGTTATGAATACACTAAAAACAACTATGTCTAAGATTGCTCAAATAGAGCAACCAAAAGTAGAATTAGCAAAACACGAAGTTAATTTAGCTACATTGGATGAATATAATCGTTCTGTATTTGGAGATGAAACTTGGATTTCAGAATTGACAGATTTTGTTAATAAAAGCACTGATTTAAAAAAACAATTAGCAATGCGTATTGAAGGCGGTTTATTTGTTGGACAAGAAGCAGTAAAAGCTATAAATAAAACTATTGCATTAGAAGCCCCATTGCAAAAAGCAATTAAAGAATTAGGGTTACCCGAACCACCAGAGTTTGCAAAAAATAAAGATAAAATAAGAAAAACTCAATTACAAGTAAATGAATTGATTAAAAAATTAAAAACGCTTTAAATAATAAAGAAGAACAAATGAATACAAATCAAATCCTAAACAAAGTAAGAGAACTTCTTGGAATGGAAGTTAAACTTGAAACAATGAAATTAGACGATAACATTACTGTTATTGAAGCTGAATCATTTGAAGCAGGAATGGAAGTAGTAGTCGTAACAGAAGACGAACAAAAAATTCCTTTGCCTGTAGGAAGCTACAACTTAGAAGATGGTCGTGTTTTGGTAGTTGCTGAAGAAGGAATCATTGCAGAAGTTAAAGAAAAAGAAGAAGAAGCACCTGAAGTAGAAATTGAAGTAGAAGTTCCTGCTGAAGAAGAAGCTACTAAAGAAGAAGAAATGTCAGTAGAGCCTACGCAAACTATTAAGAAGACTATCGAAAGCGTAGTTAAAGAAACATTCTTCGCAGAAATGGAAGCATTGAAAAAAGAAAACGAAGAACTTAAGGCTAAACTTGAAGGTAAAGTAGAAGTTGAACTTTCTACTGAAGAAACAGACGTAGAGCCTATCGTATTTAATCCTGAAAACGTACAAAAAGTTGAAGGTTTTAAATTCGCTTCTAAAGGTGGAAACACTATAATGAGTAACATATTAAATAAAATCAATAAATAACTAAATTAATAATTTAAAAAATGGCTACAACCACTTCAATTACAACTACTTATGCTGGCGAGTTCGCAGGTAAGTACATTGCTGCAGCGTTATTGTCTGCACCAACTTTAGAAAAAGGCGGAATCACTATCCACCCTAACGTAAAGTACAAACAAGTTATCCAAAAAGTTGCTCTTGACGATATCGTTAAGAATGCTTCTTGTGACTTCGATGCTACTTCTACTCTAACATTGACTGAAAGAGTTTTACAACCTGAAGAATTCCAAGTGAATTTGCAACTTTGTAAAAAAGACTTCCATTCAACTTGGCAAGCTGCTGAAATGGGATATTCTGCATTTGACCAACTTCCTAAATCATTCTCTGATTACCTTATTGCTTACGTTTCTGAAAAAGTTGCTTCTGCAATGGAAACTACAATTTGGACAGGTGTTAACGCTACTGCAGGTCAGTTCGCTGGTATTTCTACACAAATTGCTGCTGACGCTGCTTTACCTTCAGCGCAAGAAGTTGCAGGAACTACTGTTACTGCTTCAAACGTAATTACTGAATTAGGTAAATTAATAGACGCTATTCCTGCAAGAATGTATGGACAAGACGACTTGACACTTTACGTTTCTCAAAACATCTACAAAGCGTATGTACGTGCATTAGGTGGTTTTGCTTCTTCAGGTGTAGGTGCTAACGGATATGACAATAAAGGAACTAACCAAGTATTAGGTGATGTATTCTTTGATGGCGTTAAAGTATTTATGGCTAATGGTCTTACTGCTAACACTGCAATCGCTACAACTAAATCTAACTTACACTTTGCTACTGGTCTATTAAATGATATGAACTTAGTTAAAGTTTTAGATACTTCCGAGACTTTAGGCGATGAAAACGTAAGAGTAGTTATGCGATTTACAGCTGACGCTAAATACGGATTTGCTGAAGATATGGTTACTTACGGAATTACAAACTCTGCTAACTAATAATTAGAAATCGAAAGACAAGGGTGGTGAAATAAACGCCACCCTTTTTTATTAAACATTAAAAAATATACTAAAATGGCTTGTGAAATTACAAATGGTCGTATAGAAGAATGTAAGGATTCGGTTTCAGGATTGAAAGCGGTTTACTTCATTAACTATGATGACCTTAATGCAGACGATGTTATTTACGATGTAACTAACACGGATTTAATTGACGACTGGACTCCGGCTTCAGCGTTAAACCTATACAAATACGAATTAAAAGGAAACAACTCTTTTGAAACTACTATTAATTCTTCTCGTGAGAATGGTACTACTTTCTTTGAACAAACACTTTCTATTCAGTTGAAAAGACAAGATATTGCGACACACAAAAACGTTAAATTGTTAGCATTTGGAAGACCAAGAATTGTTGTTAGAACAATGACTGACCAATTCTTTTTAATGGGACTTACACAAGGTGCTGATGTAACAGGTGGTACGGTATCTTCAGGAAGTGCATTAGGAGATTTTAACGGATACTCTTTGACATTTACAGCGCAAGAGGTAAGCCCTGCAAATTTCTTAAATTGTTCAGATGAGGCAGGTTTAAAAACTTTGTTTGAAACAGGTGCAGGAACTGATGCTACAATCGTAACTTCGTAGTTTTTTTCCATATATTCATAGGTGAAGCCGATTCTTTATAGGGTCGGCTTTTTTACGTAGAAACAAATACGAATAAACATAGTTATTATAGTATGATAGTTCTTCAAGAAACAAATAATCCACAAACATTTAACTTCATTCCAAGAAGTGATAGTTACGATGGTTTATTTTTGACTGACGACCAAACAAACGTAGAAGTAGAAGTAACGATTGATTCTTATACGATTGGCGACTACATAAACACGATTACAGCGATTTTTGACCTAATGCAAGGACATTTCTATAACTTGGTACTAAAAGATGGTTCTAATGTAGTTTATAAAGATAAAGTATTTTGTACTAACCAACCTATCGTATCATTTAGCGTGAATAACGGACAATATACTTCTAATTCTACAACTAACGACTTTATAGTTTATGAGTAATATACACGTACTAAAATTAAGCGAATATTCAAGACCTGAAATAAAAGAGTCTAAGCGTGATGCGTGGGTGGAATATGGAGAAGACAATAACTACTATCAATATTTGATAGATAGATATACTAATAGCACGACTAATAACGCGATAATAAACAATATTACTCGGTTAGTTTACGGAAAAGGATTAAGCGCAGTAGATGCTTCAAGAAAGCCTAACGAGTATGCTCAAATGATGGCTTTGTTTTCTAAGGAGTGTGTACGACATATGGTAAGCGACTTAAAGATGTTAGGTCAATGTGCTGTTCAAGTTATTTATTCTAAGGATAGAAAGAAGATATCTAAGGTTTATCACGTTCCAGTGCAACTATTAAGAGCAGAAAAGTGCAACGAAAAAGGCGAAGTAGAAGCTTATTACTATTGCGATAATTGGCAAGATTTAAGAAACTTTACTCCAAAGAGAATACCTGCTTTTGGATATTCAAACGAACCTATCGAAATAATGTTTATAAGACCTTATTCAGTAGGTATGAAATATTATAGTTACGTAGATTATCACGGAGCATTACCATACGCACAATTAGAGGAGAACATTTCTAACTATTTAATTAACGAGGTTAATAATGGTTTTTCAGGTCGTGCTGTGATTAACTTTAACAATGGAGTTCCTTCGGAAGAACAGCAGTTAATGATTAAACAACAAGTTTTAAATCAATTAACAGGTACAAAGGGAGAAAAGGTAATTATAGCGTTTAATAACAACCAGGATAGTAAGACTACGGTAGATTCAATGCCTGTAAATGATGCTCCTGATTTATATAATACATTAAGTGAGGAGTGTTTACGTAAGATTATGTTAGGACATAACGTAACTTCTCCTTTGTTATTTGGTGTGGCTTCTACAAATGGCTTTAGTTCGAATGCTGACGAATTACAAAACTCTTTTGTGTTATTCGATAATATGGTAATTAGACCAATGCAAGAACTATTGTTAGATGCGATAGACACAATTTTAGCATATAATGGAGTAGCATTAAAAACATTCTTTAGGACATTAAAGCCTTTAGAATTTACTGATTTAGAAAACGTAATTACGGAAGAACAAGCGGTAGAAGAAACAGGTGTAGATGCTACTAATTTAAGTGCTGATGATAAAATTGCACAAGCGTTAATTGACTTAGGAGAAGATGTAAATCCTGAATGGCTACTAATAGACGAATTCGAAGTAGACTACGAAGGAGACGATATAGAAAACGAACTATTAAGCAAAGAACCTAAACAAAGTTTACTTAGTAAAATGTACAACTTCGTAAGCACTGGTTCTGCTTTTCCTAACTCAAAAAGTGAGCAAGACAAAAACATAGACGGAATTAAATTTATTACACGTTATGTTTACGCAGGTGAAACTTCAGAGAAAAGCCGTGAGTTTTGTAAAAGAATGATGTCAGCAGGTAAGATTTACCGAAAAGAAGACATTATAAGAATGAGTGAACAAATAGTTAATGAGGGTTGGGGTCCTAAAGGCGCTGATACTTATAATATTTTTTACTACAAAGGCGGTGGAAATTGTCGCCACCGATGGAATAAACAAGTGTACGCAAGTTTCGAAGGTGTAGGAATAGATGTAAATAGTCCTAATGCAAGACAAATAGCAGGTAAAAAAGCTGAAGAATTCGGGTATGTAATTAAGAACCCTAAGTTAGTAAGCACAAGACCTGTAGATATGCCGTATAACGGATTTTTACCAACAAATAAAAGGTTTAAATAATGGCAGAAGCACTACTTATAACGCGTGACGATTTAGTAAGGTTTACTTCGGTTAACGGCAACGTAGACACGGATAAGTTTATTCAATACATTAAGATAGCGCAGGATATTCATATTCAAAATTACTTAGGTACTGAATTACTAAACAAAATAAAAGCGGATATTATAGCGAGTACGTTAACAGGCGACTATCAATCGCTTGTAGAGACGTATGTAAAGCCTATGCTTATACATTGGGCAATGGTTGAATATTTACCCTTTGCAGCTTACACAATCGCTAATAAGGGCGTTTATAAGCATTCAAGCGAGAATGCAGAAAACGTAGCAAAAGACGAAGTAGATTTCTTACTTGAAAAAGAGCGTAAGATAGCACAACACTACACACAAAGATTTATAGACTATATGAGTTTTAATCAGCAGTTATTCCCTGAATACAACGATAACTCAAATGGCGATATGTATCCAGATACTAACAATAATTTTATCGGATGGGTTTTGTAAAGCAGTATAAACCGAAAGAAGAAAACGTAAAGAAGTTAAAACTTTACTTAAAAAAAATAGAAAATGGCGGACAAAAAGATAAGTCAATTAACAGCGAAAGGAAGTAATTTAGTTGCTTCTGACCGCGTTCCTATTGCACAAGACAATGGTGGCGGTACGTTTGCGACTAAGTACGTTAAAGGTTATGAAATACATAATTGGACTTTTCATAAAGAAAGTGCTTCTTACACGTTGGTTTTAGGTGATGCACACAATTACGTAGAAATGGAAGTTAGTTCTGCTAACGATTTAACAGTTCCTACAAATGCAAGTGTAGCTTTTCCACTTGGTACTGAAATACGAATTACACAATTAGGAACGGGGCAAACAACTATTTTAGGTGCTGTAGGAGTAACAATAAGAACGCAAGGCGGTAAGAATAAAACTGCGGGACAATATAGCGTAGCAACGTTATTTAAACGTGCTACAAACGAATGGTATTTATACGGAGATTTAACAACTTAAATAATAAAATATGGCAAATGATATAGGATGGGGTGAAGGTGCGTGTAACAACGAAATAGGTTGGGGAATAGCACAAGAATATTTTTCCTGTAGTGGTGCAGCTGAAGCGCCTGTAGGTGCAACCTTAATGAAGACGGGTCAAACTACTTCATATAGAACAGGCGATGATGGAGACTTAGAAAAAGGACGTGAAACTTCGTTTACTGTTTTAGCTTCTAATAATCCGTTCGGAAATACGAATAGATTTACGGATACTTTAGGCGGTACGGCTTATGCTAATAATATTGTACTTGACTGGAGTACGTATAATGGTACTACGGTTTTAGGATACAAAAGAACTTATCAATCTAATGCTTTATGGGCTGCTTCAATAGATGCTTGTTTAGCAGTTAGTATAGGAGCTTATACAAGCGGTTGGAGAATGTGGAATATTAGAGAATTTCTAAATATTTGTAACTTTTCACAATCCGATAGTAATCCTTTACCCGCTGCATTTAGTACACCTAATACTTATTTATGGACTTCAAACACAAATAACACGGATACTACGCAAGCCTACATGGTAGCTTTAGAAAGCATGATTACTTATCGAAGACTACCTAAAACGGGAGCCGCAATACCAACTGTGGCTGTTCGTAATTTCACAGTAACAGGAACAACTTTATCTTAATATATAAAAAAATGGCAACTTATAAATTTCCGCAATTCAACGTAACAATAACGAACCCCGTAGTTACGGTTGAAAAAATTAACGATTCGATAAACGAAAAAAATTGTAGCGCTGATGTGCTATTAACAACTAATTCCGCAATTTTCGGTGTAACATTTTCAGGTTTTACTTACGTTGAAAGCTGGGACGACCAAGACATTATAGACTGGGTTAACAACGTAGAACTACCAAAATACGAAGTAAAGTAACCTGTTTTAAATAATGAAAACTAAGTTGTTTTTAATTTGTTCGTCTTTTCTTGCGGTAATCGCTCCAGTTAAACCCCTTATTTACGTGACTATTTTAGCAATACTTTTAGACACGGGGTTTGGTATATGGAGAAGCGTTAAAAAAAATGGTTACGCATCGTTTAAATCGCGTAAATTATCGCATACAATAAGTAAAACGTTTCTTTATTCGTTGGCTATTGTGTTCGTGTTTTTCGTGGAAACATATATAGCTTCGGACTTAGTAGCGCATTTCATAGCTATAG